AGCCGCAGAACGGTGGGAGAGCATTGATGAGTGAACTTCTGATCGGTACAAACCCCGACAATCCAGAAGACGCAACGGTATTGCCCGATACCGCAGAACGCAAAGCGAAGCAGTTGCCAGATCCTTCAGGCTACCGAATCCTTTGTGCGATCCCTGAGATTGAAGATACGTTTGAAAGCGGCCTAGTCAAGGCTGAGATCACGATGCAACACGAGGAGTTGCTTACTACCGTGTTGTTTGTGGTCAAGCTCGGGCCTGATTGCTACAAAGACGAAAAGCGGTTTCCAAGTGGTCCGTGGTGCCAAGAGGGCGACTTTGTGTTGGTGCGCCCCCATGCTGGCACTCGGCTCAAGATCCATGGCCGTGAGTTCCGGATTATCAACGACGACTCTGTTGAGGGGGTTGTAGAAGACCCTCGCGGCATCAGTCGCAAATAAGGAGTGATCATGAATACGAAGCCTATCCCTGAGATCAGCGTAGAGATCGAAGAGACGCAGATTGAGATTGAAGACGACACTCCACCCGAAGATCGTGGCCGGGAACCACTGCCTAACGAGATCGTCCAAGAGCTTGAGAAGGATGATCTGGAGGACTACTCGGAAAAGGTTAAGGTTCGTCTCAAGCAGATGAAGAAGGTTTGGCACGACGAGCGCCGAGCCAAAGAAGCAGCGGACCGTGAGCGACAGGAAGCCATTTCGTTTGCACAACGAGTCATGGCCGAGAATCAAAAACTGAAAGAGAGCGTCAACAACTCAACCAAAGAGCGGATTGAGCGCGATCTTCAAAAGGCTCGGCAAGAACACCAAGATGCGTTTGCCGCAGGCGACAGCGAACGGCTGTCTGAAGCCAGCGAGAAACTAGCCTTGGCTCGAGTCCGAATGGAAAGCATTAAAGAGCCAGACTCTTTACAAGAGGACGAAAATAATGTAAATACTCAGCCACAAGTTCCGGCTCCAGATCAAAAAGCGGCATCGTGGCAAGAGCGAAACCGCTGGTTTGGTACAAACCGTCTTATGACGGGTATGGCGCTGGGGCTTCACGAAGAGCTTGTACAGGAACGCGGACCTGCATACGCTCTGACTGATGAGTATTACATGCGCATTGACAAAGCAATGCGTGAGCGGTTTCCCGAGCAGTTTCGGGACGAAACGCAGACCGGGGGCGGCAAGCCTGGTCAGCGCACACCTGTCAACGTAGTAGCTCCGGCTTCGCGTAGCACCGCCCCCAAAAAGGTGATGCTGAAACAAAGCCAAGTCGAGTTGGCTCGAAAACTTGGAATCCCGCCCGAAGCGTATGCTCGGGAGTATGCAAAGCTGATGGAGCGATGAAATGGCAGAAAATAGACTTGCGCGCAGTGTAGAAACCCGAGAGTCATCCATGCGGTTGGAATCGTGGCGCCGTCCAGAGGCGCTGCCGGAACCCGACAAGCAACCTGGCTTTCAGTATCGGTGGATTCGGGTGACGTATCTCAATCGTGCAGACACCAAAAACGTCTCGGCCAAAATGCGAGAAGGATGGGAGCCTGTGCGAATTGAAGAACAGCCCAAGTTCAAGTTCTTCCTTGACCCCGATAGTCGATTCAAAGACAACATCGAGGTCGCTGGATTGTTGCTCTGCAAGATGCCGGAAGAGTTTGTTGAACAACGTAGTGCCTTTTATGCGAAGCACACGAAGGACAACATGACGGCTGTGGACAACAACTTTATGAAGGAAAGCGATCCGAGGATGCCTCTGTTTGCAGAGAAGCAGACCAAGGTGCGCTTTGGCAAAGGCAATTAACTAGGAGTCTCACATGTCTTACCCCTCCGTTGACGGCCCTTACGGGCTTGTTCCGATCAATCTGATCGGCGGTCAGGTGTTTGCCGGTGCAACTCGTCAGATCCCCATTGCATCTGCTTCTGCTACGGCCATCTTTTATGGTGACGTTGTGAAGCTGGAGAACACTGGTCTTCTGGCGAAAGACACCGGCACTGCAACCGCGACCCCGGTTGGTGTGTTTCTGGGTTGCTCGTACACCGATGCAACGTTCGGCAAGGTCTTCCGGCAGTATTACCCCGGTGCTATTACTGCAAGCGACATTGTTGCGTATGTGCAGGACGATCCGGATGCACTGTTCAAAGTAGCCGTGACGGCCGCTGGAGCCTCGACGATCAGCTTTGTTAATCGCACCGCTGTTGGAAACAACTCGGCGCTGATTCAAGGTACTGGTTCGACGACCACTGGCAATTCGGCTGTCTCAATCAGCGCGACGACTGCGACCACGGCTACCTTGCCCGTTCGCATCATCGACGTTGTACCCGAGACGGCGATTGCTGGCTATCCCGGCTCGTACACGGAAGTGATCGTGAAGTGGAATGCACCTAACGTCACTAGTCAAACTGTCGCAGGCGGGCATCAGTATCTGAACCCGACCGGCGTTTAAGGAGTGACAAATGGCTATTTCACGCGCACAACTACTGAAAGAGCTGCTCCCTGGACTGAACGCCCTGTTCGGCATGGAGTACGCCCGCTATGGCGAAGAGCACAAGGAGATTTTCGATACGGAAAGCTCCGAGCGTTCGTTTGAAGAGGAAACCAAACTGTCTGGGTTCTCCGCCGCTCCGGTGAAGAACGAGGGCAGTGCGATTGCCTACGATAACGGCCAAGAAGCGTGGACGGCTCGCTATACCCACGAGACTATCGCTCTCGGTTTCTCGCTGACGGAAGAGGCCATTGAGGACAACCTCTATGACTCGCTGTCGTCGCGTTACACCAAGGCGCTGGCCCGTGCGATGGCGTACACCAAGCAGACCAAGGCTGCTGCGGTTCTGAATAACGGCTTCAACTCCACCTACAAGGGTGGTGATGGCGTCGAACTGTTCAGCACGCTGCACCCGCTGGTGTCTGGTGGTGTGAACTCCAACGAGCCTTCGACCCCGGCTGATCTGAACGAAACCTCGCTTGAGGCGGCTGTTATTCAGATCGCTGGCTGGACCGATGAGCGTGGACTGCTGATTGCGGCCAAACCCCGCAAGCTGATCGTTCCTCCGTCGCTTCAGTTCGTTGCAACCCGCCTGCTTGAAACCGAGTTGCGTGTTGGTACGACTGACAACGACGTAAACGCTCTGAAGACCAACGGGTCGATTCCCGATGGCTACCGTGTCAATCACTTCTTGACTGACCCGGACGCCTGGTTCCTGACCACCGATGTGCCCAATGGCCTGAAGCACTTTGTGCGGACGGCGATGAGTACCTCGATGGATGGGGACTTTGATACCGGCAACGTTCGGTACAAGGCTCGTGAGCGTTACTCGTTCGGCTGGTCGGACCCGCTTGGCGTGTTCGGTTCTCCGGGCGCGTAAGCGTCTTAGCGTTGGCAAAAGGGGCTTCGGCCCCTTTTGTTATTTATACGCCTTGCTTGACACTGAAACACAAACCAAGTAAAAGGTTGGAAACTAGGTATTGCTTGCATCGACTGGCCTAGCAGACGTTGTAGAGACGATGCGAGCTTGTGCTACAACACGAGGTCAAAATGAGCGTTCGTCCTTCTACCACGCAGGGCATCTGGCGTTCGGGTGCTGATGCGTCGCGTCAAGCGTATTGCGGTTCCATGGTTATGACGGCCCAGTTCTACATTGCTGATGTAGGCCCGACTTCAACTACCAATGTTAAAGTTTCCTCTGCAACGGGTGCGCCCGATCTCATCCTTCCGGCCAATGCGGTTGTGATGTCGGTTGTGGTGAGCGCAGTCACGGATGCCGCCGGAACCTTCGATCTCGGCTGGGCTACCGTGTCTGGTGATGCCTCTGACACCGACGGGCTTGTTGATGGCTACACCAGTGCTGTGGGAACGATCACGGTTGGTACGGCCACGGTCGCAGGGAATGACTTAGGTCTTGCGATGGACACCACCGAGAACGTGTATATCACTGTGACGGATGGAACGTCTGGTGGTGGCACAGCATCGGGTTACTTGGTGTACTACGTCATCGACCCGCTGGTTGGCCAGCAAAGCGTCTAATAGGAGGCTGTTATGCCTTCAATGCAGTATGACGTAAAGTCAAGACACGCTAGTGCGTCCGGATTGCTGATCAACTACCGCACTCGACTCAAGGGTGCGGTAATTTCAGCCAACACTACGGCGGCAATACGGAACACCGTGTTTGCAAACAACCGTAGCAGCACCGGAACGTATGACATTCCAGGCACAACGACATGTACGGTGACCATCACCAATCATGGCTTGGCGACGGGTGATCGCGTGTGGCTTGACTTCACGAGTGGCACTGGTCCGGACAATGTGTATACGGTTACGGTAACGGGCGACAACACATTCACGGTGACAACCACCTCGCTTACCACGAACGGAAACGTCACCATGTATGCCGACATCCTGATGGAAGTTGATTCGTACAATACGACTGCGTTCACAGTGGTTATCCCCGGCGAAGGGATTTTGGCAGAACAGGGCATCTATTGTGGTCTGCCTGCCAACGTCACCGCAACCATCTTCTATGGGTGATGCATGCGCAATGAAAAGAGCTACGCGCTCACGGGGCGACGGCTGTTCATAGCCATACCGGCCTATGACTTCAAAGTCTCTTTGAAGTTGGCAATCTCGTTGGCGCACTTTGCCCAACAGGCGATTCAGTACGGGATTGACGTTCAGATTGGCAGCATCTGCGGGTGTTCTGTCGTATCAAGGGCGCGTAATCTTTTGGTCAAAGACTTGATGGAGTCTGACTGTACTGATCTGTTGTTCATTGACGCAGACATCAACTTTCAGCCAGACGATGTACTTCGACTGTTGGCGTGGGTGTCTGATCCCAAGAAAGGCATTGTTGCCGGGGTTCCGCGCACCCGCAAAACAGAAAAGGTGTACATCGCCACCCTTGATCAAGATGATCAGGGTCTCACGATGAACGGCATGGGCCTAGTACGAGCCACGCGAGTTGCTACGGCCTTCATGATGGTTCGCAGGGAAGTCTTTGAGAAGATGATCGAAGCCCATCCTGAGTGGAGTTATTTCGACAACAACTCGGGTCGCCACCTCAACGCCGTCTTTGACTTCAAAGTCACGGAAGAGGGTTATATGGGCGAAGACTTCTTGTTCTGTGACCGTGCCCGTGAGCTGGGATATGAAGTCTGGATTGACCCAACCATCAAGCTGGGTCACATGGGCGTTCAAGAATACGAGGGCGACTTTGGGCGCGACTGTCTGTATCCGATGATTGTTCCGCAGGCTGCGTAACATGGCAAAGAAGGGGATGGGCATAGCAACCTCTGTTAAATCGGGCAACTTTCGTCCGACCAAACAGGGTGCTGGAATGACCGAGAAAGGCGTCAAGGCGTACCGAGCCGCCAACCCTGGGTCAAAGCTCAAGACTGCTGTTACTGAGGACAAGCCCTCTCCTGAAAGAGCCAAGCGTCGCAAATCATTCTGCGCACGATCAGCCGGACAGATGAAGCAGTTTCCCGAAGCCGCCAAAGATCCAAACAGCCGCATTCGGCAAGCACGACGTAGATGGAAGTGTTGACATGAGCGACATAAACCCAAAGGAGTTTGGAGCCTTGGAAGCTGATGTTCGGAATCTAATGCACGAGATTCATCTTCTTAGGCAAGACATGAAGGTCATGAAGGAAACGATTGACCAGACCAAAGGCGGTATCTGGGTTGTGGTGGCGATTGCTGGGACGCTTGGCAGCGCGGTTACCCTTGGCCTCAAACGATTGTTTGGAGGGTGAGGTGGTGCCCCCTAAAACCCGAAAG